AGATGTAACATGTTATCTCTAATATTAAATTGGTTTACTTGCGCACTATACTCTGTTGTGGCCTCTTCGAAGCATGCGTAAAAAGAACCAGATTGCATTTCGATATCAACAATTGGATAACCAAGTCTTCTTGCTGCCCAATCTGCAAATTTGTCTGCTGACGAAGTAAATTCGTTATCGGTATCATAAAAACCATAAGGAGTATCACCCGAGGAAAACGAGCTGCTCCCTTCCCAAATAGCTACTGCCATTATATTCTCCAATTAAGAAACGTTTCATTTATAAATATCACGAATTGGAACAATATGTCAATAGAAATAAAAAAGGGGCTCAATCAGAGCCCCTTTAATATTAAGAAAGATTAGTGTTAAACTAAATCTGTTCTTGCAACGTTAACAAGACCATAGAATTCTGGACGAACCATCTTCTTAGCGTATCTTGTCATAACTCCACGACGTGGTGTGAAGTTTGTTGGATCATAAACAACTGGTGTTAAGATCATTGGGACGTAAGGAGCATATACAGCACCTGTTTCTAGGAACTGAGCACCTCTAAATCCACAAAGGATTTGATCGTCCTGTAAGTATGGGTTCTTATAAACGTTAAAACGGTTATTAAGAGCACCAATCTTCTGAACACCCATCGCGTAGGACTTGGTAGGATCACCATCAGAGTCTGTAGCAAATCCAGGAATAGACTCAAGAATTGTAGCAACTTCAGGTGAAATCACGATGAAGTTTGCACCACCTCTAAGAGTTTTCTTGTGGATTGCGTTAGATACTGACTGTATCTTGTTACCAAGAGTTTGGAACCACTCGCCTTTTGTGTAAGCAGATGCGTTAGCAGCAACTGTACTAAAGCCATTAGAGCCATTCCACTCTTCACCAACTGCAGCAGTCCAATACTCTGTCTTAGCAGAAGCATTGACTTTTAACATGTCGATGATCTCTAGATCGATTTCCATTGTGACATACTCAGAAAGCATTGCAGTCAATTCTGCTTCAGCGTCGACAGCATGATAAGCGTTAAGGTCTTGAGCAAGCTCAGGAGTCCATACAGCTTTTAACTTACGAGTTTTAGCAGTAATTGCTATTGAACGCATCTGGATGTCAACTTCTGGAATTCCAACATTATCTTCTTCAGGATTAGATCCTTCAGATGCAAATGTTGTTTCGAAGTCACCACGAGATTGGTCGTTTGGTTGATCATGATAATGGATCATCAATTTAGAATTACCAGCAGTAGAAGATGCAGATATCGCAGCTTCTGTTGGATCTATGATGAATGATACATTAGTTCCATCTGTAGTTGTAAAAGCTGGATAATGAGCAGCAATGTGATCTTTAGCACTACCACTTGGTGCAAAGGCTTTAACACCTTCAACATCAGCACCAGAAGGCAAAGCAACAGTGACTTTTACTAAGTTACCGGCTGCAGCAGAAGCAGAAAGACTTGCGTCAAATCTGACATCGTTTACAGAAGCAGTAACAGCAGTAAAAGCTAAGTTTGCTGATGCTTTATCGTTAATTGAATAGCCAGACTTACCAGCGCCGTAAAGACCACCGGAAGGATCGCCTGAAGATGATGTGTCGCCATAGATGTCAGCACCTTTAGCGTGTATACCACCACCTTGTTGTGTTGAACCATATTTGAAGTCTAAATAGAAAATTAGACCAGACGGTAGGTTCATGGGTTGCACAGAAACAAATTCTTGTGCGGATAGTTCAGCAAAAATTCTACGAACTAATGGAAGGGCAACGCCACTCCACTGCTCTTGATTTGCTGATGTTCCAACTTGTGAAGCTTCGTCTAATAGCTGCTTTGCTTGGTTTTCCAAGAGAACAGCCATACCTGCAGTTTCACTCTCATTTTTCATTCCTTCTAAAAGGCCTGTTGGTTCCCACTTGTTAACCAATTTACGAGAGGAAGCTAGAAGCTCATTATGAGGATTATATCCACCCATTACGTCTTTGAGTTCGTTCTTATATGACACGATATTTCTCCGTAATTAAATAATGTTAGCTAATTTCTTCATACGGGCTTTAAAGTCCGTATTCTCACCGATGATTGGCTTTTTAGACTTTGTAGAAGCAACTGGTTTGGAAGCTTTACTTACACGTCTAGACTCATTAACCGGCTTGCGCTTAATGGACTCAGCAAATGTGCTATAAACAAGTTTAACTTCACGTACAGATGTAGTTCTGTCAAATTGCTCAATAACTTTCATCTTTTGAGCTTCAGAAATATTTCTACTTCTGAATAGTTTATTCGTGTAGAGAAGTTTAGCGTTAAGTAGGTTGACTTCTGAAAGCTTATTCTTCAAGTAAAGAACTGTCTTCTTATACTCTTCAAGTTCGCTATCTTCATCTTCCATTTCTTCCGCTACTTCTTCATCTTCGTCTTCCATACCTTCTTCTTCTGTTAGAGCTTTGATGATTTCGTCAAGATCGATTTCTTCGTCAACTTCTTCGTCTTCGTCTTCCATGTGTTCACCTTCTTCGACTTTGTCTTCATCTTCAGCGTGATGGGCTTCTTCGACTTCTTCTTCGTCATGCATACCTTCAGCAGGTGCTTCTTCTTCGTCTTCATCAGCCATTTCAGCTTCTAACTGTCTTAATACTTCTTCTAGATCTTCATCTTCTTCGTCGTGCATACCTTCAGCAGGTGCTTCTTCATCTTCGTCTTCCATTCCGTATCCTTCGCCCATTGGTTGATCAGGTGCATCTTCCATATTTTCATCTTCGTTGCCACCTTCTTCGTCACCACCTTCGGACTCTGGTCCTTGACCTATATCAGAAGTATCGCCAGCTTCTTCCTCTGGCTCTTTGTTATCAGCAGCTCCAATTCCTGAAGAGTCCATTTCTTCGTCAACTTTCTCTTCTTCCTCTTCACCGTGATAGCCTTCATCGTGTGATTCCTCATCCTCGCCTTCCATTTCAGCTTGAAGCTTCTTAGAAAGCATTGATTTCAGATGTGGAGTAAAGGCCTCTTCGAGGGCGATTTTAGCGTTTGCTAATGCAGTCTCACGTACTGATTTTGCGTCAGCAATTGCTTCTTTCAATAATTTATCCATTCGGATTCTCCTCTAAGAGAGTTATATAGTTATTTGGAACTATAATCAGATTCGATTATTAAGGAACACCTAACAATGTAGGTGCATTGTATTTTTATATAAGTATTGTATAAATTAATTAAAGCTCAGCTTTTTTTGATCTAATTTGAGCCCTAAGTCTACCCTTTGCTCTGCGATCTCTTTTTATTGCTGAAGGTTTTTCGTAAAACTGTCTTTGTTGAACTTCGTGAAGTATACCGGCTTCTTTGACTTTCTTTTTAAATTTACGTAGCGCCCACTCTATCTTATTATCAATAACCTTAACGTATATTGCCATTTTTACCTCTTATAATAAATTTTTCTTTATCCAATTTTCTTTTATTCTTCTTAGGGAACCTTTTGGAATTATATTTCTAGAAGACTCGCCTAAATCTTTTAATTGAGATTGTTTTTCTTTCAATTTTGCTATTGCACCATTTTTTTCGGCTCTCATATCGTCCAACATATCTCTAGCGTACTCCATTTCGTCATCATCACCCATTTCCCTTGCTTCTTCATATTCTCTTTTAGCGTCTGCTATAGCTTCATCATACTCTTCTATTTCCATTGTTAAGTCTTCAATTTCATTTCGTAAGTCATCGATCTTGTATTCTGAATCTTCATCACTATCAGTATCAGTATGTCTCCCCACAAAATACCAATCTTTAACCTTTTGTTTTAGCGCTCTTATGGTTTCGTATGGGTCATCGGGATCAATAGTCGCAATAGTTACATCGTCCCATTTTGAAGAAACCAAATCTGCATCGTCCCAGTATACATCATCTTCATCACCTAATATATCTTTAACTTCTGGATCTTTCATTATTAATTTTGAAATTTCATCCCTGTCCATTTCCAATCCGTTTGGACCACCTATTTGTTTAGAATCGTCATCTTCAGGAGAAGATTTTTTACTCTTTTGTCCGTCCATAGGGGGAATTTCGTCTGAATAATCTGTAAACTCACCTTCATCATACGATCTAGCATTGCCTTCGTGTGCACTATTCCAATCGTCTTGCCAATCATAGTCCTCACCAACTACAGTTTCCATAAAATCTATTACATCCTCATCAAAAGAGCCTTCTTCGAAATCATACTCGGACCCAGTGAGAGCCTTATAATGTTGCATTGCAAATGTAGCGGCATCTTCTGCATTAACTTTATAATTTTTCATTTGATCAAAAAAGTAATCTGAAATATGTTGAACTTCAGGACTTTCTGCTTTTTTTGCTGGAGTATTCTTTCCTATTGCTTGCATATCATCTGATTTGGGTTCGTCTGCAGGCTTATCGAAGATGTTAACACCTTTCTTTGTGTCTCCACCGCCGTCTTTTTGCTTTTCGTATTCAATCTTAGCTGGATGATCCTTAGGCATCGTCTTGGCTGAACCGGCTTTCATCTCTTTAGATTCACCGTCATCATCTTTATACTTAATCATTTGATCGTCATCGATCTCCATTAGTAGGTCTTTTAGCTTAATCATTGGTTTTCTCATTTAATTCTTTTATGTCAAAGTATCTATTGAGTATTCCACCCATATCTTCGTATAACGCAGCCATTCTATCTTGTAAAGCTTGAGCCTCAGTAGAAATCTTTGAAAATCCAGCTGCTTGCTTTTTTAAATCATTCATATTACGTTGCACAGTAACTCTATCAAACCAGTCTGCAGTTTCTTCTACAACGTGCTTCTGTGCAGCTTTTGATATTTCAACAAACGTATCTGCTACTTCAGAAAGATTGTGTTTTTTGTAAATGGAAGGACCATAAGAAGCAAAGTTAGAAACCTTTTCTACTAAATCTTCTTTAGTCATTAATTTTTCGTCTTCCTCTTTAGCAACCAATTCCTTCGCCATTTTTAATAAGGAAGCACTATCTTTTGCACCCTTTAACGGTGATCCAATAGATTCGGGGAAAACTATTCCACCTAATTCTTCGTTTAATATATCTTTTAGTTTTGAACTTTTCTTAGCCATTTTATTTCCCCATTAAGAGTATGTTTGTAATTGAACTTTCAACGTTTGACCACTTCTTATCTAAAGTCTTATGGCCAACGGATTCGTTAACTGGACTTAAAAACGCTCCATGAGTTGAAGGATTGGAAACAAAATCAAATGCGATCAATTCAAAGTCATCTTGCACTTCATCACCAACAGACTCTTGCTTTATAGAACCCAAACCTCTTGAACTAATTCCAAGTTTTATACCACTCTTAAAAAGTTCTCTAAGTATATTTCCAGCCGGTGTACTTAAAACTTCTACTGTACCAACAAGATCATTTCCTTTCCAATGCATTTCTAACACATTATGAGAAACGTTTTGTAAATTTACTACTGAACTATCTGGATGATCTAATTCACCCATAGCTCTTCTTTCTTTTATAAATTCTGCCGTATATTTTTTAGATTCTCTCATCAAAATATCTTTAGGATAAACTCTTCCATTCTGATTTCTAGATTCTGCCCTTTGCAAAACACCATTTACAATTAATCTACCATTATTCTCAGTGATAGATTCGTTTATTTTTTCTGGTGTAATATCAAAAGGAATCACATCCAATAAAAGTGCTTTTTCCATTATACTAAATCCTTAACTTTTGTTGATAATCTAATTAGTTTTTCAGAAATCTTATTTATAGCTACTTTAGTCCTTTTCATATAGTTATCAGATTCGAATTTCATTTCATTTTTCAACTTAACATTATACTTAATTGATTTTTCAATCATTGATAATGCTTCTCTGATATTTGTCATTGACTTTGCTAATTTTTGTTTCGTTGTCATTGACTCATCATTACGATAATGCCAATAATTTTCCTTTACAACAGACATTCCATCTGATAATTTTAAATCGTCTTCATCTTTGTCATCGTCCTTTGGATCTTTAAATGCGTATGGTGTTTTTGGTGGACCTTCTCCTCCATCTATTCCTCCAGTGACGCTTAATTCTTTAAGCTCTTGTCTTATAAGCTTTTTAATTAGTTCTGCTAGTTGTTTACTTTGAGACGGCATGTTTAACATCCTCTAATAGTTGATAAAATCTCATTAACTTAAGAACATTTGTAGTTTCATTTTTAGGTGTAACATTAATTTTACGTATTAATTTTAAACACTCAGTTATTTTTATCTTTACAACTTTATCGTCTATTTTTGGAAATAGTTTTTTAAACTCGGATATTATCATTTTATACTTTGATTCCATAAATTCCTTTAAACCATTAGTATTTGATACGTTATGTATGTATTCTTTGAGAACATCCTTTTGATTTTGCGAAAGCTTACTATATTTCTTATTAAACCTTTCAACTAAAATTTTATATGTCAACGCTCTAAGATCTGAGTTTTCTCTTCTAAGTGATTCCATAATCTCAGTCGACTGTTCTTTCTTTTTATTTGATGATATATGCTCCAACACGGTATAGAAACTCTTTGAAGACTTAACTGGATTAGAAAAATCTTCGGATATAACATTATGTATAGATGCTAATAATTTATAGTTGTGCAATCTAGACTTGAAAAAATCTGAGATATCGAAGTTTTCTTTTATATCCTTGATCAAGTTATACTTTTCAGTCTTTAACTTTGATTCATTTACATTTTTTCTGTGAGCCTTAATAGTTGTCGCAATAAGATGCTTTGCTCTTCCAGTGTCTTTTAATTTTGTTTCTAATATAACGTTAAACAGGGTATTCTCTTTGAATAGCTCAGACTTCTTATTAAAATGCTTTTTAAGAATGTTACTAGCAACAGAAGACTTAGTTTCATTGATAATGTCGGCTGTTACTTGTCTGGTTAGTAATTCAAACAGGAAACCCGTGTTTCTTATTTTTGAATGTTTCATCAAATTCCTTAGCTAAGTTTTTGTATTCGTTAATAAATATAATATTAATCTAGTTTTGAAGGTTTTTCTTTTAACTGCGCCTCCAAGTTCTCTACTTCGTTGATCATTTTGACTTCTTTTTTGTCATAATGACTCTTAAGTTTATCCAAATGGGACAATGCTAACGGACTTTTTCTATAATTGTGCTTAATATCAGGGGTATTATCCTTGCGAGTCGAATGTGTATAATCGTATTTGCCCAAAACGTCTCTTACACCATAAGTTTCCCTATCTTCCTTATCTCTTTTACGCTTTTCATCATTATCTTCATCTTCAGATTCATCGTTTAACGTAGGTTGGGATTTCATTTGACCTTCTTGGGCAGGTTGAGCAGGGTCGTTACCTTCATTTGCTATGGATTCCTTTCTAAATTCTTGCTTTTTATCTTCTATTATATCAGCCCTAAGTTGCTTTACTTCGTCGTCACTAAAGTTGAATATGTTATCATACATCCATTTTTCTGAAACTAAAGATTCAGATTTCATATCCCTAGCTAATCCTATTTTAGTTGACCATAATTCCAATCTTTCTTGTTCATATATAGTTGAAGGATTTGTTAGCTCTAATTCAAAATCAACTAAACCTGCATCTGTATATCCTTGAGAATATAAATGTGCTACGGCTATTTTTGTAAGTTCGCTTATCACTATTCTTTGTATTCTTTCAATTGTTCTTGCAAACCTAACGTCTTCGGCAGCTAATGTTGCTTTAGATCCAACACCTTCTTCGTATCCCAAAAAAGCCTTAGGAATCTTCAACGACGCTAATAGTTTATTTCTTAAATACTCAATATCTTCAACTGCTTCGTATGTTAAGCCTGGAAGAGATTCTATATTGGTGCCGCTATCTCCACCTCTTACTGGTAAATAGAAATCTTCAGTTAAATTTTGCATATTGTACTTTAGATTATAATCTCCAGTATTTTCATCAACCACTGGAGTCTTTTTAGACTTGTCTATGATTCTTTTCATATATGTATCTACTTCACTGGGTGGTAGATTTCCAATATCCACCTTAAACACTCTTTTTTCTGGCGCTCTCATAATCCTGTGAATCAACATCGCATCTTCCATAAGTGACAATTGTTTCCATACTCGTCTACCACCCTCTATCATGGACTTACCATACGGTAGATAATTAGAATCAGATAACAATCTAAAATGTGCTATTTCAAAATTTTCGTATTCAGTTTGTGCAGCTTTTCCTGGCATATTTCTTGGATCGGTTGCATCTAATACAAATTTTACTTCGTTTGGATTTTCTGGATTAAACCCTTCTATTCTTGATACATCGTATGGAGAAAGAGGTAAAACATTTACTATACCATATTTTTCAGCTATTTCCATGTGCAAATAAAAGTCACCGTACTTACACATATTTCTAATCCATGGCCATAAATTAAATTCTATGTTTAATATATCATAAAATAAATTGTGAAGTATTTCTTGAATCTGAGCATTGTTTGATTTTATCTCTAATACATTTCCGTATTCTGATTTCATTGTAGATTCATCAGCGTATATGTCCAAAGCAGAAGCCATAATGGAATCATCGTCCATTGCTTCGTAATCTCTAAATAGTGCTATTCTTTGGGCCTTTGCTAGCTCTCCACTATAACCCATTCCATATCCACCGTAACCAGTATTAGTGTTAAATAATTTTGTATATCTATCCATTAAAGTTTTAGATCCAGCTTGTACTTCATCTGTATCTACTATCTTTAACTTTCTTCCACCAACGTTTCTTACAATAACGTTAGACGAAAATAGTCTTTTTATTCTATCTAAAAATGTATCTTGTTGTGCCATATTATATCAACCAGTGTAGTGATTCCTTTTTATCACCGACCCGTTGCTTCCATCCATAATCGTTTTCTTCTTCAACTGTGTAAACACCTGAATTTGTATCGATTTTGGAAATAGATTCACGAGTTATTCTCATATTTTCATCGTGTAGTCTTAAGGCTGTTTCCCTAATCCACAATCCTATGGCAAAGCTCATTACTAAATCGTCGTTATATCCCTTTAAAGCTTCTGCCTTTCCATTATTAAATATGAAAACAAATAATTCATCGACTAATCTAATAGAATTAAGTCTAATAGAACCATCCCTTAAAAATTTAGATAGTGTTTCTATCATTAGTGGTCTACTCTTCATTGAAGTAGTAAAACCAGGAATCATTGCTCTGTTTTCTCCTCTATATTTGTTTGTGTATTGATGTGTAGAGTCTACATATTTTAAATCTTTCTTCATCCAAAATAAATTTTTGTAATCCCTATCAATTATTGCTTGTAATACTGCCCACCCAACGTTGTTGTTTTCAACCACTAGTAGTGCATCATTGTATTCGGTAGCTACAGCTATTAATATACTTGCGTATCGAGTTGTATCTACTTTACCTCTAAACTCTCCAACTTGCTCTAAGTTTTCTAAGTCTATAATATGGAAAGCAGAGTAATCCGATCCATCTCCTCTTGCTACATCGGCAGATAACATATATTTTCTGTTTACTTGAGGATGAGACCAAATCCACATATCATCATTATACCGTTTTTCTATTGGATCTATTACAGATGAATCTTGTATTTCCTTTAAAATTGGACCAGGAATTACAGTTTGCCCAGAACTTACAAAATCACAATCGCACTCTTGTGCTGCCATATCCGGACCTAATAATTTATTTTGCTCAGTTCTCCAAGTCTTTCCCCTACTGGGATGAACAGTCCAATGTAGCTTAATAAAGTTAAAATTGTTGGTTCCAGCTTCAGCATCGGACCATGTTTTATGAAACCAATTACCCATACCGTTTGGAGTTGATAGTGCAATGCACTTACCTCCAGTTGATAGTGTACTCTGAGCTGCAGTCCATATTTCATCTATGTTTTTAATAAACGCAGCCTCATCAATAATCAAAAGTGATAGAGCTTCTGAACGACCGGCCTCTCCAGTAGATGATATCGCCTTTATTTGAGATCCGTTATTATACCTCAACGATAATTTATTATCTTCTGCACAACCTTGTTTTAACCATTTTGGTAGTTCCTTGTGCATCACTCTAACTTTGGTAACTAAGTTTTTTGCAACTTCTTGTTTTGTTGCAATAACAAGAATGTTTTTATCGCTATGAAAATTCATCAACCACAAAGAATATCCTGCAGAAAGAGTAGATATTCCCAACTGCCTGGCCTTTAAAATAATATTGTAATCATGGTTGGCTACATCAGAAAGTGTTTTTTCTTGGAATGGGTATAGATCGAATTTTATTTTTCCCCTAACAGGGTGCTGAACATAGCAATATTCTCTCATAAAATACACAGGATCCATTGCGCATTTAACATATTCTTTACGTATAGTTTCTTGTATTTGTGTTTTAGTTGGCAATTTTATTCTCTTCTAAATAATCTTCAAATTCTTTTAGCTTTTTTGTTAACGATTCTATTGCTTCGTCGGCCTCGTCTAAATATTTTTGAGGTGTTACGTAATCTTCTGTATGGACAAACCCAGTGTCTATGTTAACTGGTTCTACAACGGTTGTTTTCGAATTACTCTTCCATTCGACTAGTTCTTCTATATCGTTCTTTATTAAAGAAATTTTATTTTTAACCACCCTCTGGTGCTCCCATTCTTCATATTCTCCGTTTGCCCTTAACTTATGCTCGAACTCTACCTGACAATCAAAGCAATGGCCAAACAATCTCCACATCTTATCGTCTAATTTCTTTTTCATTACCTTACTACATTTTGGACAAAACCAAGGAGTTCTCACCTCTTTCATTATTTTTGTTAGATGACTTTCAACGTCTCCGGTTTTTTCCTTTTTACCAGTATATCCGACCATTACCTTTTTTTCAACCGGCTTTCCTTGTAAAATATTTTTTAATGCTCTATCTTCACTATTCATAACCTACCTCGAAAACTTTTCTAATCCTAATATTTGATTTATTGGTGCAAAAAACCCAGTAAACTTATAAACCTTACCATTATATTTAAAAACTAAACCTTCAGAAGGTGCAGCTTTAGATAAATCTGGCATTGCCTTTAATCTTTGTAACTGTGTTTTTAATTTGTCTATATTTGAAAAATCCTTTTTAGAACTTAATGACTTTGCAGCTTTATTTAAATCGTCTACTAACTTTTTAGCAGTTTTATCAGGACTTACGCTTAAAAAATTACTTGCGTTTGCTAATATTTCTGCACCGGCTCCAAAGAATATCTCCTCAAATGGCTTCATATTATCCTTAAGCATCTTTTTATGATCTAACTTTTCAGTTGTCTTTACCCAATCTACAAACTCTGGATGATCACCTTTTAATTTGTTTATTTCAGTCATTTTATAACTCTTATCAGAGAATGCCCATCGTTTCATAAGTGGATATAGAACGTTATCTGGAATATTTGAAAAATCCGAAGAAGTTGCACCGTTCATTATGTATTCTAGCCAAAAGTGTTGATGATATAACGATAGCTCATCGCTATCCTTTAATCTATATATATTCTGCAACTTGTTCAAAGCGCCAATATATTTTCCTTTCTTTGCAGAATAATCCTTATCCTTATGCATCTTAATTACATTTGGACCCTTAAACGCAAATTTCTTTTGTATCTTGCCATTTAATTTATTAATAATATCTGCCAACCTTTTTCCACCAGATTTAACCTCACCTGAAGGAATCCATGCTTCATTATATTTTAAAATACCGTGGAATACTATTGTTGCACCACCATCGTAATCTATAACGTTCTTATTTTCCGGGTAAATAATTTCTATGTTGGCCCAATTTTTTCCATTATTGAAAAGAGCTAATTGATCCTTTTCGGACATTTTTTCTACAGAAGAAGCAATATCCTTCATAGAAAAGACAAATGCATCTCGTACACTTGGTATGTGATTGGCAAACTTTGCTTGGACACCCTTTAAATTCATACCACCTCTTTTTAAATCTCCTTTATTTCTTGCAGCAACTGCTTTACCATCTATCATAGAGATCATTATGTTTTGTCCGTCTAATTTTTCTGTAACGGCTTCTTCTTTATCTAGCTTTCCCTGTAACCCTAAGTCTATTATGTCCTTTAGTTCTCCAAAGGTCAATCCGTAATCATCAAACGGGTGTGCCATGTGTCCGTAGGCTCCTCCCATTAATAGTAACTCCTTTTCTTCTTTTAATTTTCTAAATGTAACGATTTTTCTGTTGTTTATTGTCGGCATTCCGTGTTCATCTTTCCCTATAGATTTCACCTTCATCTTTTTGTTCTTAAATC